CGTTCACACTGCGAAGATATCCTTGGTGATATTACGGCTCTTGAAGCATACTCAGAAGCATTAGTAGAAAGCATGGCCGCTGGTTCAGCGTTTTGGATTGCTGTAGATCCCGCAGGAATTACAGACATTGATGATATCGCTGCCGCGCCTAATGGTACTTATGTTGCTGCTAGAGCGCAGGACGTATTTACTTTAACTCCTTCCGGAACTATGAATGCTCAGATTCAGTCTACTAATCAAGCTGTAGAAATTATGCGACGTGAAATTGGTAGATCCTTCTTACTTGAATCAGCAGCAATGCCTACAGGAGATCGAGTCACTGCAACGGCTGTTAGAATGATTGGCACAGAATTAGAGACTGTACTAGGAGGAGCTTTCGGTTCTATCTCAAGAGATTTATTTGTACCTTTAGTTAATCGTGCTGTATATGTAATGATTTCAGATGAAACAATTGATGAAAGACTTTACGAAGAATTTCTTGAAGACGGACTACTTAGTGTAGATATTGTAACAGGCTTGCAAGCTCTTAGTAGAGATACCGATCTTAATAAATTAATGCAACTTGGAGAGATGGTACGAAACCTTCCTGAGCAAGTAGCTATGATGTTTAGATGGGATGAGTATGGCAAGGCTCTCGTAACAGCCCTTGGATTTGATTCTGATAACTGGGTTAAGAATGAGTCAGAAGTTAAAGAACAAATGATGCAACAGCAGCAAATAATGGCCGCTCAACAGATGCAAGGCCAACTCGCTGGAGTTGCAGGAGATCAAATAGCAGGAGCGGTTGGGCAAGAAGTAGCCGGATCCGTTCAAGGACAAGGCATTGAAGGACTCTTACAAGGATTAGATCCTGAAGCCGCACAAGTATTACAGCAAACATTAACTGGCGCACAATGATGAGTGTGGCCGAAAGGAAATAAACAATGCATAAAGCAGGACATGATGGCCGAGGATCTCGGTCTAGACTAACAGGACGTAAAGGATCTGGCAGTAGACCAGAAAATAGAGCGGGACCGGGACCTGTACACCAACGGCTTCCTCCACCGGGCGTTGTTCCTTTCGTAACACCGGACGGCTGGCCGAAATGGTCAAGACCGGCTTTTGGCCCCGGTAGCGATCCTGCTGGCGGCGGCAGCGGCGGCGGTGGCTACTTTAAGCCTACCTACCCTATTCATAGGATACCAAGAGAATATGGTACTAAAAAAGAACGACGAGAATTAAGAGACTCCTTAAAAGGAGGGTAAACCACGAAAGCCTAAGCCTAGGCCTACTAAAACAAGAAGGAAAAATAATGCCTAAAGTAGGAAAAAAGAAGTTCCCTTATACCCAGAAGGGTAAAGCGGACGCTAAGAAATACGCTAAGAAGACAGGCGGAAAGATGTCTTCAAAGTCTTATGCCAAAAAAGGCAAAAAGTAATTAAACTCACTACTCGAAAGGAGCCATAACAATGGCTACAGATTATCTATCAGCGATTGGCGCATATGGCTCCAGTCAAGGCGGCAACAGTCAACCCGATTTGATTGCAGATATTACTGGTGATAGTACAATGGGTCTATCATCAGAACTTTTAACTTGGTTTAATGACGATTATTTCTTTAGTAGAAACGGAGCAGCCGCTTCTGCTGTACTGGTAGTACCAGACGGCGATGCAGTATGTACCGTTGCTGAAAAAGATACTATTGTTATTGAAGACGGTTTTGGTGTAGAAAAAACTTATGTTATTGTAGATGATACCACAACAACTGTTGCAACAGGTGCTGTACTAAGTTCTGGCTCTGACACAGGAAGCGGTACTGCTGGTACTCTAGCCGGTGGCATTGCCGTTGCTGTAAATGTTACCGGAAGCGTTTCTACACAAGGTGCGCTTTTAACTCAACTCAAAGCTGCTATTGAAGACGCTGACGGCCACGATACTAATATTACAGCTACTGTTTCTGGTACTGGTGACGGCCTTCAGACCCTAACTCTTACTCACGCCGCCGCAGGAGACCAAGGAAACGGAACTACTCTCCGTAATGGTCTTACTGGCGTTACTGTGCGTCATGGATTCAAGGGAGGCACTGGACGAGCAGCAACTGCTACAGTTACCGTTACTGGTAATGTTACAGCAGGACAAACCTTGACTATTACTGGAGAAGATGCTACTGATTCGGCTAGTGATTATGGTCGCACAAAGGCTTTCCCTGCAAAAGATGGCTCAGAAGATTTAAGTGCAAACCCGCCAGAATTTCATGGCAATGCCGGTGATAATACCGTAATTGCTACGAGTATTAAAGCCTGCATCAGAGACGGCTCAGGGCTACTAAATGATATTGTTGTTTCTCAAAACGGTGCTGTACTTACCCTTATGGGTAAAAGAGCAGGAGCTTTACCTAATGTAGTTGTTGCAGCAGATCAACCCGTTGCCCCAGCAACAGGAATTACTGTAACTAACTTTAGTGGTGGTCGTTATGGATTTACAGGAATTGGCGCAGTTCTTCCTGCGGATCCGCTAATGACCTTTACTAATGCAAGTAACTTCTCTGTTTTAAAAACAGCACTAAGTTCTACATTTAAGTCTTTCTGTAAGATTAAGAAGTAAAGGAAACTTAGTATGTCGCTACTACTAGACAAAGCTCCAAAACACTATAATAGAGGCCCAATCAAATCTTTGCAGATAAAAGCTGGAAAACTAGGAGCAACTGAAGCTAACGGATCATCTATGACGGTAACTGGACTTGCTAGTTTAGCAAACTCAAACGGAGAAACGTGGGTATTCTCTTATTATTTAATTGGCGCTGGTGCCGTTACTAATACTTTTACAACAGATTCTTCTGTTTTAAAAGAATCAGGTACTGCGAATACAATTGGAACTGCAAATATTTCATCTGATGCAGATGCGGCTCTTGCTGTACGAACTGCTTTCTATGTATGGTGGGCAACAACAAACAATGGTTTGAATGTTGTTTTATATACAGTATCAGATTTAGTCGGAAATACTTTTACTGTTTCCGACCCCGGCCCTCCTTCTCCTAAATCTCTTATTGGAGATGGAGGAAATGTAGTCTCCGACCCCGATTATCCCGGTTTGGTCGCCGCTCAATCAGGAACTTTAATTAGTTCTGGTAAAATAACAACAACCGATTTCCTTGGTGGATTCCCCGGCGGTAGCTTGAAAAAATATGTTGTTATAGTAAATGAAACAGACTTAGTAGGTCGATTTGTCTTTGAAACAGCAAAAAAAGTTCATAAATCTATTTATGAGAGACAAAGAAGATTGGTAGAGAGAGATTTATCGGGAACCGGAAAGTATACCCCCCCTGATAATGACTTAGTAGGAGGAAACGGACCACAAGCGGATGTTTTAATCAGATCTAGATATGATTTTTTAAGCCCCATTGAAACCGATACAGAAGGATTGGCTTTGCCTGCCACAGCCGGAACAAAATTAATCCCTGTTGAAGTTATGGATTCAACAACAGCAACTTCTCTTAAAGCTTGGTATAAAGCAGAATTATTCGAAGGAAATACTGCATTAGCTAGTTCTCTTGGTACATCTGTAGATATACAAGACCATAGTAGTATTGGAAATAATTTAACTAAAGTAAATAATCCGGGAGTTATTGCTTATAACAATAGCACTAATTTAAGTTTTGTATTTAATGGTGCCGATCAATATTTTACAAATGCTTCTCCTACTGGATTTAACATAGGTACTAACGGCTATGCAATGTTCGTAGTATTTACAACTCCGTCTTCTTTTACAGACGATGCATATAAAACCCTTTTCGATAGATCAGCTTTTTCTTTTAGCTGGTATCTTCGTTATAAAGTAGATAATCAAGCTACTCCAAATGGTCTTATTGATCTTAAAATGGGAAGTGTTGTTGCTGCAAATGTACAAAAAGCAGTTGCACTAAGTCCAAATACAACATATCTACTTACTGCCCATAAAGACGGTTCGAATGATCTCTGCGCTCTTTATGTAAACGGAGATGGCAAAGTATCTGCCACTAATAACTCTAATTTATCTCTTGCAAATGGCCCTCTAGATCTTGGTGTTGCTAAAAGTACTGCTAGAAATGGAACTATCACAAGGCAGTATTATTTAGATGGATACCTTCAAGAGTTTCTTTTCTACGATTTAGGATCTGGAAATGATATTGCTGATAATCCCAGAGAACGAGTTGAAGGGTATTTAGCTCACAAATGGGGATTAGCAGGAGATCTACCTTCTGATCATCCTTTTAAAAACGGAACTCCCGCTTCTATATCACATACTACATCTGTAGATTATACAGGCACAGCTATTACTTAAGGAAATAAAAAATGGCAAGTACAATTTCAGCAGCTACACTTACTGTTACTCACACTGAGGCATTGACCCTCAATGGAGTAGACAGAGGCGTAACTAACACACTAACTATCGCTTCGGTAAACGAAGTAGATCACAGAATTATGACAATCCCAACCGATGCTTTATATATCGTAGCAGCTATGGGTGCTGCGGTTGGCGGAGGAACCTTTGTTAACTCCGGTGTTAAATACATTAGAGTTACTAATAAGGACGATACTAACTTTGTCACTCTTGCTTTAGAGGCATCAGGTGACGCAGCTTACTTTAAGTTAAAAGCAGGAGAAAGTTTTGTCCTCTACAGCGATGATCTAGACGCAAACAACGCTGCTATTGCCCACGCTGCGGTATCTTTTGGAGATATTGTTAGTGTTAAAGCAAAAGCAGACAGTGCTGTTGTTGATCTAGAAGTATTTGTAGCCTCAACTTAATAGGAGAATAAGATGGACCCCATTTCAGCTTTACTTGCGCCAGAATTCATTACGATGATTGGTGGCTCGATTACCGGATTTTTGTTTAGATCTATGGCCGAACGCCGCGCAATGGAACAGCAGCGATTTGATAATACATTAAAAATGATTAGTGCTAATACCGAATCTAGAAATGCGGCCATTCAAAGGGTTCCTCATGATGCTGGCAAAGTAACAAGACGAATTATTGTACTTGCCATCTTGTTTGCCACTATGATCGCACCCTTTGTTCTTCCTTTCTTTAATATCTCTACAGTTGTAGAGCTTAAAGAAAACGTAGTTGGTCCCTTTTGGGGACTATTTGGTGAATGGGAAGATACATCCTTTGAAACAATTAATGGATATCTTTTCACATCCGAGAATAGACAAGTTCTTCTTGCTATTGTTGGATTCTACTTCGGCAATGCTGCCGGAGGGAGAAAGACATGATTGATTTTATAAGTAAAAAATCATTCTTATTATTCCTCTTAGGAATATGCGGTTTTCTTTCTGCTTGTGACGCTGTAAAAATGCAGCAAGGTATATCCGAACAAGCAAGAGAGAACACCGATGCTATTATGGCATTACACAAAACAACCCTAGAAGCAAGCAGAGGCTTTTATACCTCTCCACTCGGCCTACTGTACGCTTTGCTTTTTTTATGGGTTACTTACTTAACAGTAAAAATACTTTTTTCGTCCTCAAAAAGGACAACACAGGAGATTTAAATGGATACGAATAACGAGACTCCACAGGCTGCTCCAGAAGCAACAACCACGGAACAATCTCAAGGGATGACTCCAGAACAAACTCAAGTAAATAATGAAAGACAAGCCTTTGAAAGGCATGTCCAAGCAAATGGAGAGGCAATTCCTGAAAACTTTAAGGATGCCGGTGCATGGTTTGATTCGCTTAAGGGCGCACAAGCAGAGTATACTAAAGCTCGTCAAGAGGTTTCAGAGCTTAAGAAAAACTTTTCAGAAGGCAATACCGAAAACCCCAACTATGTAGCTCCAGAAGAGCCAGAGGTTCCTGTAGAGGAAGCTCCTCAGTTAGATATGGATAAGCTAGAAATTCCAGAGGCTCCTTCAGAAGAGTCAGAGGAAACAGTTGCTCCTAATGGTAAGATTATTCAACCAGAAAACTGGGCTGAATGGGGACTTGAAATTGATAATAATAATGGAAGCCTTACAGATGATACGAGAGAATCTATCAAAGCTGAATTTGGTGTCCAAGATGCTATTATTGATGAAATTGTAGCTGGAAGAAAAGCCATGATGAAGCAAGCTGTGAATGAAGCAGCTAATGTAGTTGGTTCTGAACAAGATCTAAATACGCTTATGTCATGGGCTTCCAAAAATCTTCCTGTTGATGAACGAGAAAAAATTAACCAAGGATTGCGAACCCCTGCGTGGGAAACCGTAATGCTTGGGTTAAAAACTAAGTATGAATCTTCTGTCGCTTC